GCCTGGCGTTGTACTTGAGCATGATGCTATCGTCAAAGGCCCTCTCTCGAACATCGATGTAGATGATGATGAGATCCTCTGGCTTGGTCCTCGTATTGAATACGAAGATGATTACAAATTCCCGATTGGATCGATTCCTGACTACCAGGACGTCGAGCGCTGGGAAGGTACGCATGCATATGCTATTACACCTAAGACAGCTCAGTTCCTTATCGATAAAATTCGGGAATATGGCCTGAACGATTCAATCGATGGGCAGCTCGGCATGCGCAATATGTTCGATATGAGCTTCGTTACAGTTAATCCTCCACCAGTTGTAGCCGTTGTTGGTAATCGTGAATCGTGTATTGAGAGCTCAGGCAACCCGGGCTTCTGGAATGCTTATCATACTGATCTATTCTTGAAGAACCTGCGCCCTGGATGTACAGTACCTCCTATTCGTCAGCTCCATTATACGGATCTATCGTTTAACCAGCGTATCCCCGTGTTAGAACGGGTTCTCAAAGAGGCTGGTAAGACAGACGGTAGAGAGCAAGCTGTCCTTGTCCACGGGGGCTATGAAGGGCTCTCCAGTGTCTGGTTATCGAATAAGCTGCTACAACATGACGATAGCTATATGCAGATCGTATCTAGCTTCACAAATCAAAGAGAGCAGCAGATATGTGCGTTTAATACGTACTTCAGCAAGTACTATTATAAGCTGAACATCGTACCTGTTCCTCGCGAACATAAGCTGCTTGAGCAAGCTGTGGCTGATCCAGATATTCGCTTTGATGTTATCTACAGCGATGCCTGGCCTGAGTTCAAAGATGTTATCTATGATGGCATTTTAAGCTGGAACTTATTAAAGAGAGGCGGTATATTGATATTCAATGGCGGTGATAGTGCCGCTGTTAAAAATATTATCGATGCTGTCAATGCAACTGTGCTATATAATAGCGATGATTTTGTAATTATTAAAAAGATTTAATGCGGAGGTAGCTCAGCGGTAGAGCATTTGGTTGCCATCCAAAAGGTCGCGGGTTCGATCCCCGTTCTCCGCTCCAAGTTTATGGTACGTGTCCCGTTTAAATTGTAACCAATGCTTCATTGTTCGTCAATGGCCCATACTTGCGTTACAGCCATTATGGCCCCATAGTTTACGTTGGCTAGAATCCAGCTCTTTCACAGCTGAGAACCGGGATCGACACCCGGTGGGGTCACCATTTCATTCCTCGTTCGTCTAACGGCAGGACATCTGACTCTGACTCAGCGAATGGTGGTTCGAATCCATCACGAGGATCCAGTACATTGCCCCTTCCTCTAGTGGTAAGAGAGCGGACTTTGAATCCGTCAACCTAGGTTCGAGTCCTAGAGGGGCATCCATTTTGAGGTATTATGCTCTCCGTTATTATTCCTACGATGTGGAAATTTGAACCATTTATAGACATGCTTAATTATATGTCTAGAGTGGATATTATTTCCGAGATCATTATAATCAATAATAACGTTGCCGAAACACCTACTATCGATATACCGAAGGTAGCGCGCTACGATTTTGATCGCAACATTTATGTTAATGCTGCATGGAATTTTGGCGTTGCTGTCGCGTCTAATGATAAGATTTGCATCATGAATGATGATCTTATTATCGATCTAAAGGTGTTTATGAAGGGCTATGAAGCTTGCCAGCCAAAGAGATTAGTAGGCTTTAACTATGAACGCGATCATGCAGGTAATCTTCGTAACCCTGATCATATTAATACAGGTGTTATGGAAGTGCAGAAGCTGAACGATGCTCGTGATAACGCTTATCACTGGGGATCATGCTTCTTCATTCATCGTAGTGATTGGGAACCTATTCCACAAGGGCTAGAGTTCTACTACGGTGATAACTGGATTGGTGATACCCTAGAAGCCAAGGGTGGCGAGATATGGGTTATCTCTGATGCTTTCGCATATACACCTACATCAGCTACTTGTAAGGAATTTCATTCCGATATGCTGCTAGGCCGCGAAGGTTTTATCTATGAACGTTTAATCAAACAATACCGTGAAAGGATTATATAATGACTGTTGAAGCTACTGATGATCGTCTGCGCCTCCTGATTGAACGCGTTGAGCGTCTCGAAGAAGAAAAGAAGGGCGTCTCGGACGACATTAAGGATGTGTATGCTGAAGCTAAGGCTGTTGGCTATGATGTTAAGATTATGCGTAAGATGGTAAAGCTGCGTAAGCAGACTCGTGATGCGCGCATGGAAGAAGAAGCGCTCACTGAGACCTACAAGGCTGCTCTCGGCCTCGATTAATTTTTAAAATAACTGTTGCCTTATTTCCATTTTGAGCCTATAAGAAGGTATCAATAAAGGAGATAAGGCAATGGAAGTTTTTGTACTGATGGGTTCGATGGATTACGAAGGTGATTACCTTCTTGGCGTGTACGCTTCTGAGCAAGAAGCTGTAGATGCTTTGGGTGCTTACACTCGTGATCTATTGTCTGTCCGAGATCGTTATTACGTTGATCGTCGTGTACTTGGTTTTGCTGCTTACGCTGATTTCGATCATCGATACATTTAATAGTTTAATGGACCATTAGCTCAGTTGGTAGAGCGCGGGACTCTTAATCCTTAGGTCGTAGGTTCGAATCCTACATGGTCTACCATTTTTGGCCCGGTCGTCTAGTGGCTAGGACGTCTGGTTCTCAACCAGGAGAAGCGGGATCGAAACCCGTTCGGGCTACCAAATTTAGGTGTCAATCAAGCGACTTAATTCTACATAGGTAGAGCCTATTATACGGAGGGTGCTGAGGTTGGCTCCTCACACAGTCTTGAAAACTGTAGTAACCGAAAGGTTAATGGTTCGATGCCATCACCCTCCTCCATTTTCCAACAACGAGGTATAATATGAATATTAAGACTTATATGGTTCTTGCTGTTGCAGCTCTCACCGCTGCTTGCAATCAGGCTGAAACTGAAGTTCCTGTAGATGCTCCTGCTACTGAAGCTCCTGCAACCGACGCCCCTGCTGCTGATGCACCTGCAGTTGTAACTGACGGCGCTAATCTTAGTGATGCTTCTGTAGATGGCAATAAGATTGCTCCTCGCGAGGTTAAGGAATAATAGTAGTTGCCTTATTTTCATTTTGAGCCTATAAGAAGGTATAAGGAATGGAAGTAAGGCAATGAACTACTATCTCGTAGAATTGGATTACCCTACAGTAAAGCTCCGGCATTATAAGAATAGCCGTGTAGCTAATTATACTCTTGAACAGTTGAATCTAACTGCAGGATATACTAAGTATAAGATAATCTCGGATGATGAACCGGTTGTTACAATGTCTGTAAAACGGTCCTTCAACGTTGATCCTCTTGCGCCAGTAGAGCAAGTGCTCGACCGACTCTCATAAGGTTGGTTTGGTTGGAGCGTTACCAACTACTGGTACCATAATTTTTGAGGTGTATTATTATGAGCAACTATGTTAGGGTTAATTTTTATGATGAAAATAATAACCTAGTTACGTCACATAACCTATCCACCATTCGGCTTAAATCTTCGCCTATCATCATCCTTCCCTCCAATGATAGAGCACCGAAGTTTTATAAGCAGATCGACAAAAATAAACGGAAATATGATTATATCGAGTTTACCCCGATATATTTGTAGTATCAATGGACCTCTAGCTCAGTAGGTAGAGCAACGGGCTTTTAACCTGTAGGTCGTGGGTTCGAACCCCACGGGGTCCACCATTTTTTTGGAGTGTATATTATGGCTAAAATGATTTTAGGGTTTCTCGTACTGTTTGGATTGGTGTTTGCCGGTATTCAAGGCTTCACTGCTGCAACCGGGCGTGAAAAAATCCAGTTGATTAAATCTCTGGGTTATACTATGGTAGTAACAGTGGTAGTGGTTAGCATTATCGCTGCAATCGTTATCTTGTTCTAAAGGAAAAAGTGAATATGAATCGTTATGCTAAGGTTGCCGTTCTCGCTGGTCTGATGGCCACGACTGCTGCTTGTACTCGTATTGAAACTGGTGAAGTCGGTGTTCGTCGTGCTTTCGACAAGACCATTGAGACCACTGAGCTGATGCCTGGTTCGGTTAACCAGACCATTTTCGGTGATGTTTTGACCTTCCCTACCAAGGACGTTCAGGTCGATATTACTGATTTGACTCCTCTAGCTTCGGACAACTCGACTGTTGCTGACTTCGATATGGCTGTCATCTACTCGATCAATCCTGGCGCTGTCGCTGAATTGTACATCGAAAAGAACCGCGGCTTCCACGCTGATACGGAAGAAGGCGATACGCTGCTGATGTATAACTACATCCGTCAGCTCGGTCGTAACGCTGCCTACAAGGTTGCTCGTCGTTATGAATCGCTTAAGATGGCTGATAATCGCGCTGAAATGGAACAGCTGATTCGTCAGGAAATCGTCAACCAGCTTGCTGCTGAGAAGCTCGATGGAGCAATCTCGCTCTCGCAGGTTCTGGTTCGTCAGGTTAAGCCCGCAGCAAACATTGTAGCCTCGGCTAACGCTCTGGTTCAGGCTCAGAACGAACAGAAGCGTAAGGAAGTTGAAGTGCAGACTGCTAAGCTGGAAGCGCAGCGTATTGCTGCTCTGAACGCTAACCGCGGTGCTACTGAGTACATGGCTGCCATGGCTCTGCAGGATATCGCTGAAGGTGTTAAGGCTGGTAAGGTCAACACTGTAGTTGTACCGTACGACTTCAAGGGTATCGTCAACGTAGGACGTTAATGGGCTAAAGGAGAGTGAACCGAGAGAGTCTCGGCACCGCCTGGAAAGCGGTTGGGACCCGAAAGGGTCTGGGTGGCGGGAACCCCGCTCTCCTCCATTGATGGAAAGTCAAGCAGTCGGGTGACTGTCCTGGTTTGCTAAACCAAGGGTGCCTAGTAATAGGTATGCGGATCGAGACCGCGGCTTTCCTCCACTGAGCTCCTATAGTGATAGTGGTAGCACACGTCCTTGGTACGGACGGAGTAGAGGTTCAATTCCTCTTAGGAGCACCATAAAGGAATTTATTATGCCTACCGGTTATACACACGCTATCGAAAAAGGTCAGTCGTTCGAAGATTTCGCATTGAATTGTGCACGCGCTTTTGGTGCATGCATTATGCAGCGTGATGATCCAGCTTCTGACAAACCTAAGCTTCGCGAAGAGTCATCCTATTACGAAGAGAAGCTTCCTGAGGCACTCGCTGAGTACGGCTATCTTCAGTCTCTCACTGAAGAGCAGAAAGAAGCGTATGGTGAGGAAGAGCGCGATAAGGAAATTGCGCGTATTCAGAAGGCGATTGAAGATAAGAGCGCACTGCGTGAAAAGTATAACGCTATGATGGCTAAGGTAGGCGCTTGGAATCCTCCTACATCTGAGCACCAGGGTCTGAAGGAGTTTATGACTAAGCAGATCGTAGATTCGATTAGCTTTGATTGCGACACCAAGTATGACCTGGAACGCCTGCAGACTGCTATCTCTAAGACCTCGATTGACTTCTACAACGACGCTGTTAAGAGCGTAGAGTGGAACGCCAAGCATTACGAGGAAGAGCTTGAGAAAGAGAAGAAGCGCGTCGCTGATTCAAATAACTGGATTCTCGAGCTATATAAGTCGCTCGGTATTCAATATGATACTACATCATCTGCAAGTTGATCAAGCATCTGGAGACCGTTGGTGCCTTCGTTGGCCTGATGGATCTAGATTCGATGATAAGTCATATAAGCGCGCACAGGACTGTAAAGCTCAGCGTACGCTTTTACTAAAAAGAAATACGTCCATGTAGGCCAATTGGTAGAGTCACTATCTTGAGGGGGTAGACAGTATGGGTTCGAGTCCCATCATGGACACCATATAAATAGGCATAGGAGGCACTCTTATGCTAAAGAAAGTACTAGGTTTAACATTTGCCGCATTGCTGCTTTCATCCTGCGAACCAGCCCCTAGAACAGGCGCTGATGGATACAGGTTTGGAACCCCTCAATATGAAAAGCAGCAGGTACAGATTAACATCGTTACATATAATTCAGAGCGTGAGTTATTACAAGCTGCAAGCTCATACGGCGTTAAGGCGCCTGATCTCGCAGCTTTCAGCGTGCTTCGTCCGCCGTTTGATACATGTACAATACATATGGTCAAGCCTTCGGTAAAGTACGAACCAGAGTTTGTAGGGCATGAATTTTTACATTGCGTCTATGGACAATGGCATACGGATAACGAATCACGTAGTTAATGCCCGTTTAGCTCATTAGTAGAGCGCTTGCTTGACATGCAAGAGGTGACAGGAGCGTAACCTGTAACGGGTACCATGGAGAGTGAACTCGGCAGGCGCCGGGCACCGCCTCGAAAGCGGTTGGGACTTGAAAGACAGTCTGGGGATCGAGACCGCCCGCTCTCCTCCATATGCCCCCGTAGGCCAATCGGTTAGAGTCAGGAGACTTAAAATCTCTACAGTGTGGGTTCGAATCCCACCGGGGGTACCATGACATACATCACAGACGGCAAAAGACATCTTATTTGCATACCATATTCCATAGATAACCTCCACATAATGGCTATGGAATTAAACATAAAGCGTTGCTGGTTTCACAGGGATCATTACGATATACCAAAGAAACGGCAGAAAGAAATTGAAGCTCTATGCACATTGGTATCCAGCAAGGATATAGTCAAAATAATTAATGGTCCTGTAGCTCAAAGGTAGAGCGGTGTCCTTATAAGGCATGACGGCCAGATTAGCCGACGATCCAGGTTCGAGTCCTGGCAGGACTACCAAACTTTTTTATCTTTTTTCGAAAATAACAGTTGCATTAATCCCCGTTTTAGCCTATAGTAAATTATAGGATGAAGAAACGGAGATACGAAATGCTTACTCTTTCTGATATCAATGCCGCTACCAACTCTAAGGATGGCGACATCTTCTCGGACCTGCACAAGGATGTGTATGGCTTCCGTCCCCGCTACGTCACTTTTGAGTCGGTCGAAGCTTTCGATCGTCGTTACACCGAGCTCTGCGCTGAGCTGAGCATGCAGATCGACGAAGATCGCGTTCGTCAGTCCGCTAACCTCGACAAGTTCTTCGATCGCGTTCGCGATACCATGGAACTTTGCAACTGCGATCAGGTTCGCGCAATCGAGATCATCGCTGATGCTGAAGGCGAGCTTGAAGAGCTCAAGTTCTATGGATACGAACGCCTGGAATGGTGCTTCGATCTCAAGTACGGCTCTATCAAGGCCGCTCTTGAAGGAGGTACGGAATGAACACATATCTCATCTCTACCAACAAAGGCTGGATCAAGACCAACGATGAACGAATGTCTCAAATGCCATTTACCATCGATGAGATGATCGCAGATCATAGTGTTCTTGGTGAAGGCTATAAGGTTCTTTTCGTCACAAAGAACGATAAGGACTATTGGGAGTTCGGAAAGTATGCAGACGCTTGATGCTTTTTTTGAAGATGAAGATGATCCGAAAGTTAATGCGGTGCAAACGCTCTCGGAAAAGATCCGTCAGAGACGTATACAGATGCTGGTACACTCCTACCTCTACTATGAGCTCGACGATAACGTTGTGGATGACCACAAGTGGCAGCAGTGGGCCGATGAGCTTGTAGAGCTACAAAAGCAAAAGATAGATATAGGTTTCTACGATGATGCTTTCCGTGATTGGACTGGTGCATCGGGAGCTTTTCTACCTTTTGATAAATGGGTAAAAGAAAGAGCGAAAAAACTGTTGCAATATAAACAAAATGAAGCTATATAAAATTATCAGTTGTTGACAATCAACGATAAAGGTTCTGAGGACACGGGGGCAGTACCCGTCACCTCCACCATGAGTACAGAGAAGATGAAGCATCTAAAAGATACTGGGTATACATACATGCAGCATCTTTTAAGAGCGTGGAAGATTTCTTTCGTTCTACTGGTTCACGGGGTTCTTCCTTTCATATGGGTGAACAAGGCAAGTGAACTACTCTGTACTCATGATGGGGGTGAACTAGGATCGACTGGGACGGAATAAGGCGGTTCGAGACTGATTCGCTGGCCGAGTGGCCATAAACTTAAATGTCGCTGCTAATGACAACGACCTCATGGATATGCGCCTAGCTGCGTAATCCATATGGGCCCGCCGGAGCCTGGAAACAGAATCCGGCAACTAATTCTAATTTGGGATGGTTACAGCAACTCGACTCGTATCTTCGGATACTCTAGCACGATGTTCGGCGTTTCTACGTCGATCTAGGTGTCTCACCGAAATGAGACTAGGTCTTCCCTAGGTTCCCAATAAAGAACCGACATCCCGTTGATATAAATAGATGCGCGCATAGCTCAGTGGTTAGAGCGGAGATCTCTAAAATCTTGTCATGCGTGGGTTCAAATCCCACTGCGCGCGCCATATAAGGAGTATGAATATGACTAACGAAGGTATCGGTGGGTAGCCGTATGACGCAATAGGACCTCCTATTTGACGTTGTGAATTAAACTTTATTATTAACGTCAAATTAAGGAAACTATTATGTCTATTGAACTGAAAATTAAGTCTAAACATCTCGGCCTTGAAGCCAAGGTCATCAAATTTGAAGAAGCCAAGCTGAAGAAGCAACTTCGCTGGCATTCCAAAGTACAATCACCAAACAAAAAGCTTGAATGGAAGTTAAATTCCATCACAGAACACCGTAAGTGGAATGTTCGCAACGAGAACCGTTCAACGTTTCTTGCTCGAGCCTTCATCGCTGGTGTTCCGTATAAGACTGTCGAACATAAGTGTAAGGATGAAGTTAAACTCAAAGTTTACGTCCTCCCTCGCGTACTGTCGATGGTCAAGAAGTATCACTCATATAAGCTCGAGATGGAAGATATCTTGGCTTGGGTGAAATAACAGTTGCCTTTATACGCAAAATATCGTATAACAAGGTATTGAATAAGGGTTGAGTTCAGCATACGAACTATTCTTTTGATAACAGGAGTCTGGACCGTTCGATTCGGTCGATGTGCTGGGTGGTCCCGGGTAAGGCACGATCAACCCGTAGCATATAGGTTAAGTTCCGCAATCAATATATGCACTAGACTTGTAATCTAAAACGCAAAAAGTTTAACCTGGAGAAATATTATGACTTTTAAGAATGCAGTACTAAACACTGAAGTTGAAGCTCGTACCTGGAATGGTATGAAGGCTCTCAAGTCGTCTCTATCTAACACCACTGATCTGTTCTTCAAGATCGGTGCGTCACGTGGTAAGGATATCTCGAAGCAGTTCGAGAAGGCTTATCACGAGGACCGCGAGCTGGCTCTGCGTGTAGCGCAGTGGGCTCGTGATGTCCGCGGTGGTGCAGGTGAGCGTGAGCTCTATCGTAAGACTCTCAAGTTCCTTGAGAAGAACTACAAGCATGAGCTTCTGAACACTCGCATCCTTCGTAACACTGCAGAGATCGGCCGTTGGGACGACCTGCTTGTTTTCGAAGACGCCGAGGTCAAGTCTGTCGCGTACAACCTCATCCGTGAGGCGCTCGAGGCTGGTAACGGTCTATGCGCTAAGTGGATGCCTCGTAAGGGTCCGCAGGCTGCAGAGCTGCGAGAAGCATTCGGTTGGAGCCCTAAGTTCTACCGTAAGCGGCTCGTTGAGCTAACTAAGGTTGTTGAGCAGCAGATGTGCGCTAAGGAGTGGGAAGCAATTAACTTCTCGCATGTTCCTTCGCTGGCTATGTCTCGCTACTCGAAGGCGTTCGGTAAGAACGCTCCTGAGCTATTCACCGCTTATAAGGAAGCTCTGAAGAAGGGCGACCCGAAGGTTGCGAAGGTTAACGCTGGCGCGGTTTATCCGTACGACATCGTTAAGAACGTTCGCCACGGTGACTCTGCTCTTGCCGATGAACAGTGGAAGGCTCTGCCTAACTACATCGGTGACGCCATGGTTCTGCCACTGGTTGACGTCTCGGGGTCGATGACCTCTCCTATCGGGGGTAAGCATGTTCTCGGTAAGGCTCAGACTACGTGTCTGGATGTTGCTGTCTCGCTCGGTCTTTACTGTGCAGATAAGAACACTGGTCCGTTCAAGGATCTGTTCCTGACCTTCTCGACTCGTCCGAAGTTCGAGCACGTCAAGGGTACTCTCTCGCAGAAGGTCCGTCAGATGGAGCGCTCCCACTGGGAGATGTCTACCAACCTGCACGGTGCTTTCGAAGAGATTCTGCGCGTTGCAACTACTAACCGTGTTGCAGCAGAAGATATGCCTCAGGTTCTCCTGATCATGTCGGACATGCAGTTCAACGAGTGCACTCGTTTCGATGACTCTGCAATGCAGATGATTCGTCGCAAGTATGAAGACGCTGGGTACGCTGTACCTGCTGTCGTCTTCTGGAACCTCAACGCAGCCGACAACGTTCCTGTTCGTTTCGACGAAAAGGGTGTTGCTCTGGTCTCTGGTTTCAGTCCTGCTATCATGAAGTCGGTCCTCTCGGCTGACCTCGATGGTATGACGCCAGAGTCTATCATGGTTAAGACCGTATCGAGCGATCGTTACGCTCTTTAAGTGAGCTGCAAGCAGCCAACTGCTTTAGAGTGTTGGCGTGAAAAAGCACCTTTGGTGGAGCTGATGGAACGAAATGCCATCGCCGGACACAGTAACCGGCCATCGATAGATGCGTTTATCTGCACGGTAGACGCATCTATTCGTTTATAGAGAATAGCTAAATATATTTTTAAGACGGGGGTATCTACCTCCATTGACCATTACAAAAGCTTCAAGTCTTAGATGGCTAAGAAAGCGGATTTATCTTCGGATATATCCACCGACGAAAACACTAATGATTTTGCATTCCTAGTAATGGAGGGATGGATGTTGAAGATACCTTGATTTATTTTCCTATATTTTGTATCTTCTCATAGTAGACGGATTGTACGGGTTGTGACACCCTATCAAAGCTATCCGCATCTGCCAAGGTCATTGAATCTAAGAGGATACAAATGACAAAACTATTCGAGAGCAAGAGAGACTTTCCTTTCTTACGCTGGGGTGAAGGCTTCTTCATCGGAGCAATAGTAATTCTACTAATTGCTGTTATGATGCCTACACCTGCACCAGCTGTAGTAAAGGTACCAGTCGTTCAAGTAGTCGAAAAGCCAGTCATCGTTAAGGAGCCTGTCTATCTCAGTGCGAATGACAGACGCCAAATACAATGTTTAGCAGAGAATGCATATTTCGAAGCTGGCAATCAATCTACAAAAGGTAAGATCGCTGTCACTAACGTAGTTATGAACCGCGTTGCTGACGGAAGATTCCCAAAGACACCTTGCGGTGTTGTTTATCAAAGAACAAGCCGTGTATGTCAATTTTCCTGGGTATGTGAAGGAAAGAAGCGCATCCGTTCTATGGAACAGTTTGCGGAAGCGCGTAGAGTAGCCGAAGATGTATATCTCCGTAATGTCGGTGATGTTACACTCGGCGCAAAATTTTATCATGCCGATTATGTAAACCCTCGCTGGAATCTCCGCAGAGTTATTAAAATCGGTGATCATATCTTTTACAGAGGATAATGTATGAGTGAAGCCCTGAAGTTCTCCAAGATCGTAAGCACGGACCTATTTTACAAAGAGATTGATACCTTAGTTCGTAAACATAATTTAACCTACATGGATGCTATAGTTTACTACTGTGAGAAGAACGAACTCGAAATAGAAACCGCGGCCTCTATGATCAAGGGGAACTTCAGGATTAAATCACAGATACAGCAGGAGGGAGAGCTGTTGAACTTCTTACCGAAAACAGCTAAACTGCCTATATGACACCGTTTGAAGCATATAAGCTCTTCCTCGCCATTAAGGCACATTTCACAAACCCCTCATACGACTTCTTTAAATATAATGGTAAAGTGAATGCCAACCTCGACTCATTCAACAGACGTAGAGACAAGTTCCATTTCGCCAAGCTCGCGAAGCATAAAGACCCAATGGGGTACCTCGTCGCTCAATACGTCTCCAATGACTTTACCGGATGGGTGGGTGACCTCTTTACAGAAGATGCTGAACGACAGTATACTCAATACCTTGCTCGACAGCAATCCCTCACCTACAACTTCCAGTCCGATATCGGAAAGCTTGAAGAAGACTTTATATCCAAATTCAGTTGCAAAGACGGGCAGCATCCAGAAGCTCTGGTAATATTCCGCCGAGGTAAGATAACCATCGAATCCTTCACTATCCTTAATGATCAGTTGAACTTCTTTCCATTATGGGATACAAGGATAGATGACACCGTACTATGGCCCTCTATTAGAGAACGGTGTTTAAAGTATAGGCCATTCCTACATTATGATAAGGCGAAAATAAAGTCTATAATTCGCCCTTTGATAAGCTAAATAGTATGCCCATATTGGGTTATACTAAACCATACGATACAATACGCAAATATACGAAAGGTACATAATATGTCTTTTTCTTTTAATGAGCTTAAGCGCAATTCCTCGAACTCTTTCGAGAAGCTTAATCAAGAACTCACCAAGCTCAATTCCAACGCTCCTACTCGCGATGACCGTCTCTGGTCTTGCCAGACCGATAAGGCTGGTAACGGCTACGCTGTTATTCGTTTCCTCCCCGCTCCAGGTGGCGAGGATGTTCCGTTCGTTCGTATCTGGACGCACGGCTTCAAGGGCCCAGGTGGCTGGTATATTGAGAACTCTCTGACCACAATTGGACAGCAGGATCCTATCGCCGAGCTTAATACTCGTCTTTGGAACGCTGGTGATCAGGAAACTGTTCGTAAGCAGAAGCGTCAGCTCAACTACTACTCCAACATCTATGTCGTTAAGGATCCGGCTAATCCGGAGAACGAAGGTAAGGTATTCCTCTTCCGCTACGGTAAGAAGATCTTTGACAAGATCATGGATCTCATGAACCCGCAGTTCGAAGATGAGAAGCCTGTTGATCCGTTCAACCTCTGGACAGGTGCTAACTTCAAGCTCAAGATTCGTAAGTTCGAGGGTTACCCGAACTACGACAAGTCTGAGTTTGATACTCCTGGACCTCTCACGGGTGATGATGATCGTCTTGAGCAGATCTGGAAGTCTGAGTACTCGCTGAAGGAACTTCTGGATCCTAAGCACTTCAAGTCGTATGACGAACTGAAGAAGCGCCTGGATCGTGCACTGGGCAACACCAGCGGCTCTGCACCGGCTAATACTCGTCAGCAGTTCGTTGATGAAGATGACGATACACCGCCGTTTGATCCGGCGCCGCAGCATCGTGCAGCTGAGCCTCGCCCTCAGCCGGCCGCTTCGGTTGACGATGACGACGATGATGATATGGAAGCTATCTTCAAGCGACTAGCTGAAGATGACTGAGTCACTAAGGGGAGCTTCGGCTCCCCTTTTTTATCTAGCGGCTCTGCAGAGCTCTAAATGCATTTTCTGAATGCGGATTTCGAGTTAACGGTGCTGGAGGCTGCCCACCCAAACTACGAGGTAGATCACGATTACGCGTATCGGCTAGGTATGGCAAGCCTGCCCATGCATCTGGATTTGCTCTTCTACGTTCAATATCTGCTAATACCGGTGGTGTGAGCGCTGCAGCAGATCTAATTCTACCACCTACAATCCATGGTTTACTTCTATAACTTGAAATGGGATCGGTTGCACCATTAGGGGTACGTAGCTCGTAGTGTAAATGCGGCCCGCCTGAACGACCGGTGCTTCCAACTGCGCCGATGATATCACCAGCGTTTATGCGCCGATGATATCACCAGCGTTTACACGAACCCCGTCTCTTATACCGTATGCAAATGAATTAAGATGTCCGTAGCGTGTACTATAGCCCTGACCATGGTCGATATAGACTACGTTACCGTAACCTCTAACTATACCCGCTGTTGTAATTACACCGCCATAAGCAGCTGCTACAGGTGTACCTGTAGGGGCAGCAATGTCAATCCCCTCGTGCATTCTACCGTTGCGCATACCATAAAAACTGGTTAGTCTACCTGTACCGCCCGCAGATCGATCGATCGTACCATTAGCAGTTCGAAGTGCAGTGCCGCCTTGAAGCAAGGCAATGGCATTTGCTGCTCTTCTATTAGTATAATCAGCTGATACTTCGTATTGCCTATTAACAATTTCAGCAGCGGTTGCTGCGTCGCGCGCGTTCCGCAATAAATCACCGGCTCTTCTGTGTGAGCCTGTTAGTTCATTCTGAATAAATTCAAGCTGTGTTTGAAAATCATTCCATGGTTTATTCTTACTTTGCGCAAAGGCTTGAAGGTTGGCCCATCTGCCTCTATTCCATTGAGCAATACCATACGAGTGCACTCCAGGTCTTACATCGTTTTCCCCGAAAGCATTTGGATTTAAGTTAGGGGTAGACTCAGCTTGAAGGTTACCTACAATACCAGCTGCCTGTTCTCTGGACCAGCCCTGAGACATGAAATATTGCATAGCTTTTTCAGCATTCTCGGTAGAACCTGCGCCGTCACCATAAAATCCAGAAGCGCCACCGCCGTCAAAGCCGCCAAATCCTCCAAAACCAGCGGCAAGCATACCACCCGCAGCCAGAGCCCACACTGACATGTTACTAATAGACTGTCTTAGATAATCAGCAAAACGTGATGAGTAAGATGTAGCTCCTAATGGTTGGCCATTTTCAAGTCTAGCTTGTTGACGGGCTACATTTGTCGCTGTTGTTTCAAGCCGGCGTTGGGATCCTTTATTGGTAGCAACAGAATATGCTTTATCCCCAAGAGCGCTACCTCCCATATACCCTAATGCACCGCCTACTAATGCACCTAGTGGTACTGTAACGGGGGCGAGAGGACCGCCGAAAGCTCCTAGAGCAGCACCTGCTTTAGCGCCTAACGCACCGCCTGCAATACCTCCTCCAACACCCGCTGCTATTTGACCGGCGGACTGACCTTCGTCTACACGATCCGCAATATCAAGCACTGCACCGAAAACACCTAGGGCGCGCCCAAAACCTCTACGGCCAGCGCGGCCGCCTCTTCGCCTGCGCTTTCTACTATCATTATCATCATCGTCATCAATAGATTCAATAGATTCGGTACCACGGCTTCTACGGCGTCTTCTATCAATATCGATATCAATTTCTGTATCACATGCGCTGCCTGACATATCTAGATTATCAAGCTGCAGTGTAAGATCTTTAACCGATGTAGTTAAGCGTCTGAATACATCGGGTAAATTACCAATCTCAAAATCCATCCCTCCTACAAGAGTAGGCGTGGTGGATGTCTTTGTCTCCATTGTGACTTCTTTTTTAATATTTTGAAGTCTTCTCTCCTGCACTTTATGAATATTTTTAACATTCAATGTATATGTGTATATACTATTAAACGCATTTTGTAGAGATGTTATAGTGTTAGAAACTTTGACAATAGACTTGCCAGGTATTACTTCCTGGTTTTCTTTTGGTGCAATACCTATAAATGATTTCTTTATAATACTGTTTAACGTATCATTGTCAATATTTTGAGCAATAGCCATTTATTATTGCTCCTGATAATTAACGTTAAAGAACATTACATTGTATAGAACAGGTAAGTTATTATAGCCTGACGGTATATAATCAGGATCAGGGACAACACCGATACCGACATGCCCGTTCTTAGATGTGGATGAAACTTGCGGTAAGAATCTGCCGAGTTCTTGATTAAACCCATAAAGACTAGGTACCTGTACGGGAGGTACGGGTGGCGTCGTCGCCGTTAAAATATCAGTCCCGCTCGTCGGCGCCGTTGGTGAAGGTATAGCGGCTGGTGTGCTGGTTTCTGCAGAAGCAGGCGTAGCCGCGGCTGACGTTTCTGGTGAAGCAGCATCAGCTGATGCTGCCGCTCCGGCACTTGAACTTGTACCAGGTGTACCCGGTCTGGTTATGGATGGCGGTGTCAGGGGTGTGCCTAATGAAGGCGCTGACATTCTCTCAGGTGCTTGAGGAGGAACCGGGGGAACAATTTTCTGATCAATTTTTTCTTGTGTAGGTTTAGACTTTACATCTACACTACCGCTGATCTGCTCTTTTACAAGACTTTCTACAGCACCAGTTACCTCGGGTATTCTTTTAGCAAAAGCAAGATCATTCTCAGGCTGCACACCGTACACACTTGAGTATACATCTCTCGCTGTAGAAGCTATAAGAGCTGGAATAGCCGTTAACGGTCCGCCCAGACCTGACATTAAATCTAGACCAGCGCCTAATACGTCGCCTTTAACTAGTCTGTCTACAGCGAAACCAGCGGCTGCAATGCCACCGATAATAGGTATAGATTTAAGAGCAGTGGTACCTAGTCCTTTCGCAACGATAGGCGCTGCAACACGTCTAACAACAGACTTAACATTAGAACCGGCTGTACGCGCTAGGGCTGTAGAACGCGTAGCTCCCATTCCTATAGCACGCGCTATACCAGAAGATGTTGTAGTAGCTCGAACAGCACTAGCTGCAGCTCGTTGAGAGCGTCGCGTAGCTATTTCAGCTACTTCGCGAGATGCGTAGCGTTTCGTAGCAGCGTCAACCCAGCGACCCGACTTGTTAAGTTCTAATTGCTGACCGCGTACGGTAAAGCTTGTAGGTGGCGCCGTACGCATTGCACGTGCTGCTCTTGCGCGACCTCTGCGTCGTCTTTGTCTGTAATCATCTCCAAAGCCATATGCATCAAAGAAGCGTTCAGTGAATCCGCGGTTATTAGAATCCTGCTCTTGATTTTTCTCTGCAACTTTACCGGTAAGCTTGTCAATCTGCTGTCTTAAATCATCCATCATATCGCCAAGAGGCGTAAGTGCTGCAGCACTTCCTGCAGCTGTGGGTACTGGTATGGGTGGTTGTTTATTTTCAAGTATCTGCTCTTTAGACAATCTTCTAGCTTGAGCGATTTGGCCTAATAGAGCATCCTGCTGCTCTTTAGAGAGAATACCGACTTTCTTAGCAGTCTTAACCAGAGTATCAAGCTGCTTTATAATTGTAGTGATTGATGGATTATTTTCGTTGGCTACACGTTGTGGTTGCTCAATAGTGGGCTGAGGGCCAGGGCCTGCTTGACCGGGTATAGATTTAGTGATAGATTCACCAAATAACCCTAGTCTACCTTTGACAAAGCCACCAGAGCGGAAGTCATCCGGATTCAAGCCAACACCTCGTAAGAAGCGCTCACCGAAGTCGCGAGCGAACCCCTTACCAGCTATTTTTCTGGCACGACTGACAACACTGGGTAAGCGTCCTTTTGCCAACTATTATCGCCCTTTTTCTTCTTGTTCTCTTTTATCGTTTAAGAACGTAATTAGCATATCAACATAGATGTCACGCTCATAAGGTATTAGATCTTCAATTTCATCAATCGAATACTTATGATGCTGAGCCAAAGCGAATATTGTGGTATAATAATTCGCTAGTGTATTGTGACTCAGCCCAAGATAAAAAAATCACTTAACGTTGTGAGTTCAATTTCTCTTTTATTACCCATTGAATTTTCATATTCAAGCTTGTAATACATCTGCGGTAGATTGTCAAAGAACGCACGAATTTTATTGAATGTTTCGACATCCAGGCCGTCAATCCACTCGATAAGTTCCTTTTCATCATAGTCATCAGCCGGGTAGACATTTTCCTTATCGTAAATAGAATCAATGCACTTCCGAATGAGATACTCAACAACTTCCCCTGCTGTTGCTTCAGTAGGAGCGTCATCGATAATCGTTACCGAAGGATACTTCATCTTAATACCGACTTCATCGGTAATAGGAATAATATTAGAGATATTATCGTTCTTTATAATTTCAACTTCATCAAGATCGATTTCGAAATTATAAACCTTGTCATCTTCGATATCCCGATAGGATACTTCAATTACGTTATTAATCGATCTTGATCTTAGCTTGAGAAAGAGATATTCAAGATCAAACGTAGCTAGCTTATCGACATCAAAAGAAGCTTCTTGACAGCAGTTATTAATAACTTGCTTGATAGCTAAAATAATAGATTTTTCATTTCCATCCTGCTGCGCCACAAGAAGAATCTTTTCTTCCTTTACAGTGAAAGGTCTAAATTTATATACCTTATTCTGGGACGGGATATTCAATTCAAAAAGAGGTTTATCAATTTTAGGTAGTGTCATTATTTACTCCATTCTTTAATTATTACCCGGATAATCAATTTTGTAATCTGTATATGAGAAGGGTACATTAAGTCTCAATATATCGCCTTCATTCCAATTAAGACCGACAGCTGGGAAGGCCATCGGAAAAGCATTATAGGCAGTCACGGTCATAGTCTTTTCGTGATTACCGTCGACCCCGCTGTCTTTATAGACCGCTACTTCTAATGTAGCGCTAAAGTTTTGTTTATAACCTACCTCATAAGCGGCCCAGTTCTTTCCGGCAATATTATTAGTATTACCTCTTAGAGTATTGCCACCGAAACCTTTAATGTTAACAATGCAGTTAACCCAATCATAAAGCAGTCGATGAATACGTGAATTAGCATCTACAATAAATGTAAGACTAATATCTTCGAAGTTAACATTGTAAGGATGTTTCTGAATCGGACCATAACCTAGTCTTGGGGGACCATCTGCAGACGCGATCGAGACACCGGGTAGCTGTACACTATCGCAGCGTATAGAGAATAACTCAACATCCGAATTTGTATTGCCTGCAGTTCGGCGCGATAGATAGTGATCAGGGCCAAGTGCAATGGTTGCAATATATTTGTTGTTCTTGAGAACGCCTCTATTATTAATACTGCTAGTGAAATCTCTTATATTTCTCATCTGCCGTTACTCATTACTTGTTTTCTTGTCTGAGCCCAAACTTCTGTCTTAGATGCTTTACTAAAGCGCTCAAGAGGTAAGAATAGAGCGATGTCCCATTCAGATGGGTAAATATAAACAAACTTAGATTGCATTTGACTGAAAAGATACTGCTTAACACAAGGCTTGAAATAGCGAAACTTCGAAGCTGAGTTGAGAATCTGATAATTAATTCTCAGCTTTGTAGACTCATCATAGCGTCTATTATTAGCGGTATCATAGAGCTGATCCATTAACATTGCTCTATACGGAAGAGGAAGATAGTGAAAGTTGATGCCCCAGAATCTATCTGACTCTATACGAAAAGGAAAAATTAAAGGAAAGCGGTCATAATATGGCAACGTATCTTTGGTCTTAGGATCATAAAGATACATGTACATATTGCCTGGTCTAGGCTCTACTTTCAACCTTCCTGGATCAGAATTAACGAAACGTCTTTCGTTAATGCGACCGGTGGTGTTACCGTAATCGCGTGCGGTATTTCTATACCATTCACGCGCATCGTTTGTACGCGATGGGATCTGCCCCGAGCGTACACCTGTAGTAATAATCTCGCTAAACACACCAGCCATTAGAACTGTAATCCCAACTCTTTTTCGGTTATAATGACAAAGTTCCAGCCGCGATCGGCGCAGTATTCTTTTGCTGCCTTCCACTTAGCTGAATTAATACCCCATGTCATAACTTCGTTTAAATACCTTCTCGTCGGTTTGCCTTCCATAACAGTCGGCGGCTGTGTTTGTTTGAACGGCTTTACCTCTATTAAATCATGAACTATTGTACCAGATCTATCTTTCTTCTTAACCCAGAAGTCAGGGAAGTATCTATGCACTTTTCCATCGATAGGAGATCTATACCGTATTATAATCTCTTCAGAAGCCCATTCTAATACATCAGGATGTGAGTCTAGCTTTTGCATTACCATTAGCTCCCACCTTGATCTATAAATAATATTTTGAGCGTCGCCTTTGTATTTATTCGGATTTCTAGCCCGAAACACTCCCTTGTAAGCCATTCCTTTTAAAAACTCGTATAAATAGATTGATGCATTATATTTATCAAGGATATTCTAATGGCGTTTAATGTTAGCAATTATGTTAAGGATGCTGACAAGCCCTTTACAAATCGAATTGCAGACCCTATTATAAATTCAACAACATACGGGTTACCGACGAGCGCAACAACAGTAGCAACATCTACTGTAGATACTATGATTAATGTAGGCGCATCCGCGGCATTAGCAGCGGAGCTAGCAGCGTCCAGAACCGATGCCGCAGTAGCCGGTGGTGCAGATGAATATTACGCGATTGCAGGAAAAGATCCCACAAGAGCGTCACGCGTAGCGCTTCGCAATGTCAAAAATAGTAGCCTTGATATTAAGAATTTTGTTAATAAAGTTAATCCACAGACAGCTATCGCCAACTATAAGAGCGATAATACCATAGAAATTATTACGGTGCTATAATGCCAGCAAGCGATCTAGTCAGACAAATTAGTAGTGATCAAGATGGTGGGCCTGGCGGCAGCTATCTCGGTAAGTATTACACAACTATTAAAATTGGTAAGTATAACCGTGAGTCGCCTTTTAAAGAGTCCAAATTCAATCCTACTATTATAGCATATCTACCTATACCTAATGAATTGCGTGATGATACCTCTGTAGGCTACACAAACGTAAATTTAGAAACTGTTGGTGATTTTATTAACGGGGCCGGCTTCCAGCCGCTTTTAGGTGCTGCTCTATTAAGAAACTCCGGTACACTTATATCTACAGCTGGAAATCTCGCGGCGACGGCATTGGGGTCCGCGGCCGGAGCGGGTACAAGAAGTAATGCTGTTGAGAACGCTGTTACTGGGGCATTAACTTCTATAGGAAGTAATTTATTTCCCCCTGAGCAGATAACATCTGCCATACAACAAGATGCAGCGCTAGCTCCTAACCCCAATCCATCAGTGCAATTTCAGGGACCGGTACTAAGAGACTTTGCCTATACCTGGGCTTTCTATCCTAAGAGTGCTGCTGAATCAGAAAATATACAAAAATTAATTAAAGTCCTCAAGAGAAGCGCACTACCGCGTAATTCTATACATGCTTCAGCTGCTATTTTAGATTATCCAGATGTTTGTCAAGTTAATTTCTACCCATGGGATTCAAATGGTACAGGTAAATGGGGATGGAACCGAGACGGTAATAGCATTATTAGATATAAAAAATGCGTTATGCAGGGTGTTAATGTTAACTATAATCCATTCGGCACTCCAGCGTTTTTTGAAGGTACTAAGCTCCCTGTATCATATCAGCTGACTATTTCTTTCAAAGAAATAGAATACATGCTTAGTGAGGACTGGAATGACACCAGCCTTAATTCTTCTATTGCCCCTACTGCTAATAGCGGGTCTATATCAAAAGATACCGCACTTGCTACTGTAGCGGGTGAAGTTGCTGGTGCATTAGGATTTACCTCAATAGAAAATGCTCTAACAGCTGGTAGTATTGCTAACACAGCAGCTGTGGCTGGGATTCAATCTTTAAATACACTGCTTAGTATACCAGTCATCGGACCTGCGGTAGCTACAGCTGTCGCTGTTGGTGCTGCTCTCACATCAGGGGACGCACAGTGAATTACTTCGAAAAACTACCTACTATCACATATGATAACCGAATGGCTGTAAATATATTAGCGCGTGCTAAGCTATCGGATAATTTAAAAGGTGACCGTAGAGTATTGCTTCCGTATACAATCGGCGACGGTGATAGAGCCGATCTAATTTCTAGGGCGTATTACGGCTCGACCGGCTATGCCTGGCTAGTATGGTTTTCGAATGAAGTTGTTGATCCTTACTATGATATGTCCGTGAGTGATTTTGATCTAGATATCTTAATTAAAGTTAAGTATGGATCATTAGAACGAGCACAACGTAAAATTGCCTTCTACAGAACAAACGGCGAAGATGATGAGTCTATAATCTCGGAAGCTGAATACAATGCCCTTCCACTCAATAGACAGAAGTATTGGTCGCCGGTATTAGATTATCTTTTCAATGTAAGACATTATAAAAGAAATACCGATCACCAGGTACTTAATACTAACAGAATAGGCTCTATTAGTATTACTAACGTTACCGGTGAGTTTATAGTGGGTGAAGAAGTACAATACAACGGCACTAACTATGCTTTCTGTACTTATACCAGCAATACCGAGTTAGCGGTACAGCATATTAACGGCCAATTCACCCCTGATACAGTTATAACCGGGCAAGAGTCTGGTGCAACGGCTACTATTGTTTCGTGCAATAATGCTATATCAACTACATTAGCCTATACGGATAGCCTCTATTGGAAGGCGGTATCATTCTACGATTTTGAAAAAGAAGAGAACGAAAAGAAGCGCGAAGTGTTATTAATGGATACTAGATACAGAAATCAAGTCGATCAAGATCTAAAGAGGTTGATGGACCCTAGATGAGCTTTATAAGATTACCTAGTCTCAATAAGAATTTTTTTAAGAACCTTACTCGCGATATTCTCAGCGGTGTTGAGGCTGAACTCTGGTCACGAATTGACCCAGCAGAAAATATTAACACACCTAAAAGGGACGCTGAAAATTTTAAGCCTGGTGATATTAATATCGATAATATATCACTTGTTAGCGCGGATGGTAAAAGAGCGCATGATATCATGCCTTATGTTACCGAAATTCATATCTATGAAAATATAGTGTACCCGTCTATGTTCTGCGAAATTACAATAGCAGATAGTATTCGTCTCTATGAGGATTTTCCTTTAACTACTAATGAATTCATAACATTAGCTATACAGACTCCTGGACGCGATAAGAATGAGTATAGATTCGCTATTAATCGCATTGGAGATAAAGTTACACAGCAAAATAATAAGATCGTTACGTATACGCTACAGTTAGTTAGTACGGAGTTGAAAGCTTCGTCTGCAAGCCCTATCATAAAGCAGTTCAAGGGTACAATTAGCGACTTTGTTAGGTCTATTCTAACAGAAGATTTAGGCACAAGGAAGAAAATCAATATTGAGCCGTCAACAGGCATAATCGATAAGACAACTGGTGTTCGTTTTCCGTTTGCGTTGATACATGAGCATGCTATGGATGCGGATAATAGACGCGATAATAATGGTGTATATGTCTTTTTTGAAAATAAGCACGGCTATAATTTAGTTACGTATGAAAAGCTCATAAAGGACGGTAAGAAAGAGCTGAGATTCGGGTCGGATAAGCGCTTTGAATTTACTCCTATTCGTAATGCTGATGCAAGTGATGTTAAGTTTAGAAATATTCTTGCTTATAATCAATCTAAGTTCTGTGATGCTATTGATATAGTATCAGGTGGCGGGTTAAATGTAACAGCTACACCTTGGACACCAGCAACAGGTTTTGGTGAAATAGCGCGCTTTCGCGAATCGCAGGAAGGTGCATCGCAACCTACTACAGATACAAACGGTACTGCTCTAGTAGGTACAGATTTTATTCGTCAGTATGAGCGTAATAGCGTTGTCAACATGTTGATAGCTGTTAACACAGAGACCAGACCTAATTCTAATATTGCAGAGGTTCTTGTCAAGCGTGAAAATTTCCTACGCAAGCTGCAGCAGATCGAAGCACAGATATTCATTTACGGTGATACAAATCTAGCTGTAGGTGATCTCGTCGAATGTTCATTCCCTACCTCTTCGGATGCTGAAAACGACCCTGGAGAGACTCGCCTAGATAGTGGTAACTATTTAATAACACACCTCCGTCATATGATTCTTAACACCGATAGACCGCAGCATGTTATCGCGTGTAATCTTATGAAAGCTGGGATGCTAGGAAAGTAATATTATGGCACAGATGGGACAAGAAGGCTTTCGTTGGTGGGTCGGAGTAGTTTTAGATGTTAAGAATGATCCTTTAAAGCTGGGACGAGCACGCGTACGTATCTACGGTGTAGACGATGCTAAAGAAGATGATCAGATTAACCAGTGGGCCTCTTGCGTTACTCCTTCTACATCCGCTTCTTATAGACAGGTCGGTGATACACCGTCTCTCATAGAAGGTTCAGAGGTATTCGGCTTCTTCGCTGACGGCAATAGAGGCGAAGTACGTCTTATCGTGGGTACTATTCCACAGCAAACAGGTGATGAAAATACCAATGCTCTTTCATTCGAAGCGAGAGGACGCGACCCTGATCAGCGAGATAAGTTGCATCCTGTCGAACCTGACACAGCATTTAAGGCTGAGTATCCATTTAACCGTGTTATTAGAACGCGTAAGGGCCATAAGATTGAGCTAGATGATACTGACGGAGGTGAACGCGTTCATATCTTCCATTCATCAGGTACGTCAATTGAGATGGCACCTGATGGCCGCCTGACTGTTCGTAATCCCGGTGATAGTTTTGAAGTTGTAGGTGGTATTAAGAATATTGCTGTTGTTGGTAATGCTAAAATTGAAGTAGGTGGCAGTCTAAACGCTGTTGTTAAGGGCGCTGCTACAATTGTATCTGAGAATAATATCACAGTAGAGTCCAAAGGTATTCTTCGTTTAATTGGTTTATTAGGTGTCCAGATTTCATCCGGCTCGAGCTGCACAGTTCAAGGACCTGGTGGGTTTAACGTAACCGAAGGAAGCATACATTGCATCGGTAAAATTACTTCAGGTACTGGAGTAACTTCTACAACTATAGCGGGCGGTGCTAATATGTCTGTTAGAAACGGCCTAGTTGTGAGGACCGCATAATGGCTGAAGCAAATTCCGAATATCTTGCTGTCTTTCTAGCGGCTTCAGATGAGCCTCTTGTTGCGGTTACTCAAGAAGAAATTGATAAGCTTTTAAGCGAGATCGTCATTCCTCCAATAGGTGGTGAGCAATGTCGTATAAAACGCGAAAAGAAGCCTGATGAAAATAAGACTAAAAAGGGCTCATCTCTTGCAGCTGATATTCGTGAACTTACACAGTCAATTCTTAAAGAGACAGACTGTGTTGCTCTACAGCAGAAAATTAAAACCGCCCTTGACGGACTTAAAGAAGAAATTATAGGTAGTGATGAAGAAGTAAAGAGAAAGCTTGAAGAGATATCTCCTATTCTGAGTCTACCCCTTAATCCATTTGCAATTCCAAAATGGCTTAAAAAGTTTACGTTAGGTAGAATTCTTCCTGATTATGAAGCAACTATTGATCTCATAAAGAGAATTATAGAAGTTGTAACCGCTCTGAACGATCTAGTGCAGGTAGTTCAAGAATTAAAGCCACGCCTTGAAGCTTGTGCAATTTCTACAGAGGATATGATAAGACGTGACCTTCAAAATGAGATTGATGATGCTGTTGATCAAGTAAAGAGACAAATTGAAAAATCTATTGCGGATGCTATCTGTCGGTCAGCTAATGAAGCTGGTATATCAGCGAATGATGTAGATAATATTCTGACCGGTGTTTCCGCTATTATGGAGGCCGTCGATACATTTGATAATTTTAAGAATACTGTTGAGACCGGTCTACAGGGTAGTCTGAATAAGGTCAGTCAAAATCAGACCCTGATACAAGGTATCACTGGTATTCCGCCTGTTATCGATCCTTCTTCGCTCGATTCATTTACTGAGACCGCTAATAGTACTGAATATGAGCAGTATAGAGAGCAGGTACAAGCTGTTCTTCAGACCCCCGACCCGGTAAGTCAGACAGCTCCAGTTGTTACTGGTAGCACAGCAGTTGGCTCGCTACTAACATGTTCGAATGGTACGTGGACCTCTAATGGCGTAGTAACAACATTTCCGCTGACATTCCAGTGGATGAGACAGAACGTAGAAATCTACGGCGCTAACACATTCCAGTATACTACTACAAATTTTGATTCGGGTCAAGAAGTATTTTGTAGAGTACGAGCTGAAACACAGCTAGGAATAGCTGAAGCCGTATCTAATGTTATTTTAGTTGCTGGCGCTGGTTATATGGGATCGGTAGGACCGCAGGGTCCAGCTGGCTCCCCTGGACCTGCAGGAGCTCAAGGCAGTGCTGGTGCACCAGGGCCACAGGGTGCTACCGGACCTCAAGGCGCTGTTGGTGCTCAAGGAGCCCAAGGTGGTGCAGGAGCTCCTGGCCCGCAAGGCGCTGCTGGTGCACCAGGCCCGCAGGGCGCCGCAGGTCCGCAGGGTGTACAAGGCCCCATCGGGTATACTGGTTCACAGGGTCAGCTGTCTGGTAATATTACGGGCGGCTTAACCTTTGATAATATTGTATTCAAGAATACAGCTACTCTATCTACTTCGTCTGCATCACAGGATACATTAGTAGAATTCCCTAACGCTACATATAGATCGGGTAGCTTTTTAATTCAAGCAGTGAGTGGACTAGCTGCTCACTTAACGCGTTTGACTATGACATCAAATACAACTGTTGCTGTCGCTACAGAATATGAAACGTTGATTACAGATACTACATTATTTACTGTTGAAGTAGATGTACTGAGTGGTAATACTCGTATTAGAGTTACACCAGCATCAGCATCGCCTACTACATTTAAGTCTTCGTACGAACTAATTACAACATAAGAGAAATACAATGGCTGTCGTAAAAGATAGATTCACCGTTAGCGATACAAAGAATCAGATTTACTCTGATTTTCTTAATGATTTTACCCCGCACCCTGCCACAGGGGATATAGTTCGTTATATCAACGAAGCGTCAGTAAGTAGATCTATTCGTAATCTTATTTCAACGAATAAAGGTGAACGTCTATTTCAGCCTGAAGTTGGCACTGATATTTTCAAAATGTTATTTGAGCCGATGTCTGATGGTATAGCAGAACTTCTCTCATCCACCATTCAGCGTACAATTAGTGATTATGAGCCACGTGCGAAAGTTCTAGCGGTAAATGTAGCGCCCAATTTTGATAACAACAGTTATCAAGTTACAATCGAATATATGATCATAAATAGACAAACACCAATTACCCTCAACGTAACGTTAACTCGAGTAAGATAATGGCCAATTCAAGTATTATTCTATCAAATCTAGACTTCGATACGCTTAAAAATACCTTTAAGGCGTTCATGAAGTCGCAGGATAGATTTAACGACTACGACTTTGATGGCTCAAATATGAGCGTGTTGCTAGATCTTCTAGCCTATAACACTTTCCATAACTCATTCTACCTTAATATGGTTGGCAATGAGATGTTTCTGGATTCAGCTCAGCTGCGCGACTCTGTGGTATCGCATGCCAAGGAGCTAAACTATACGCCGCGCTCGTTTAAGTCGGCTGAAGCAACAGTAAATATTAGTATTGTATCGTCTGATATTACAAAGCGCTCACTTGTTATTCCTAAAGGCTTTTCGTTTACATCACGACTACTTAATAAAACTTATACGTTTACGGTAGCTGAAAATATTGTTGTAAGTGACTATTCTATCTCTGGCTCTAACATTACATTTACAGGCGATAACATTACCCTATACGAAGGCTACTATGTAAACGATTCGTATACCTACGCTTATGACTCAACTGAAAGACTTGTAATCTCTAACAAGAACGTTGATATTTCATCTATCACAGTTACTGTTATTGAGGATGCAGGTTCAGCTGTATACAACTATACACGCGCTAATTCTCTCTTTGACCTAACCAAAGACTCTAAGGTATTTTTCGTTCAAGGCGCTGAAAACGATTCATACGAAATTATATTTGGTGATGGTGTAACTGGCCGCAGACCAAAGAACAACTCTGTCATACAAATTGAATATAGAGTATCAAACGGCCAGCTCCCTAATGGCTGCAGTAGTTTTGTACCTGATGCTCCTATTCAAGGTGAAACCGCTATAACTATTTTTACAGCGGCCGCTGCAGCTGGAGGTACTGTATCGGAGTCGTTAGAGTCTATCAAGTTTAACGCACCTAGACACTTCACCACACAAGAAAGAGCTATCACTACAGAAGATTACGAAACGCTTCTACGTCTCAACTTCCCTGAAGTCAATACAGTCACTGCATATGGAGGCGAGGATCTTGATCCTCCTCAGTTCGGTAAAGTGTTTGTTTCGGTAGACCTTAAAGATGTTGACGCTCTTCCAGATATTAAGAAACTAGAGTATTATCGCTTCCTCAAACCACGCTCGCCAGTTTCAATTGACCCTGTTTTCGTCAACCCTGAGTATACTTACCTGGGTGTTCGCTCTAGAGTTAACTATAACGTTAACGTTACATCTCTAAGCGTCGATGATATGGAAACAATTGTTAGCTCCGCTATTCTGCTATACGCTCAGAATAACTTAAACGACTTCAATAAGACATTTCGCTATTCGAAGCTAATACAGGCAATCGATAATTCGCAGATAGCCATTATTTCAAACGAAACAGACATTACAGTAATTAAGGTTGTACAACCAGTAGTTGGTAAGTATACGACTTTTGACGTTAATTATAATATACCCCTGGACGTGGATCAACAGCAGGGTGTGACCTCTGCTCTATTCTCCGTCTATTCATCGTTTATTACCTATAAGGGTATTAAAGCGTTTGTTCGTGATAACGGTGATGGTATTATCAACGTACTTTCGGCTTCTACAGAAGCTATAATTGATACTGTAGGTACTATCGATTATGATACCGGACTAATACAGTTCTCTAACTTTAAAATTGATAACTACTTTGGTGCAGGTCTTAAGTTCTTCGCTATACCTAGAAACAAAGACATCTCTACCATTAATAATGTCATCCTAAATATTATCGAAGAAGACCTAGCAATTACCGCCGTACCGGTCAGGGCCTAATAGATGAAGAGTATTGAAAGTAAAATTTCACCCCTACTAGTAAGTCAATTTCCTTCTTTTTATCAAGAAGAGGGTCCGAATTTTATTGCTTTCATAATTGCGTATTATGAGTGGTTAGAACAAAACTTTCAGCTGCTAGATCTAGAATCGGTAGAAAATTTTAAAATAGGCGACACAGTACAGCAAGAGAACGTTACCGGTAAGATCTTTTCCATACTCGGTAATAGTATTCTTGTACTTGTTGACGGGCTAGAAACATTCAAATGTTTTAACATCTGCTCAGAACTACTTCCAGTTACATCATCTTCGGGTGGTAGTACATATATTCTTCGCGGCGGTACAACTAGACGTTTAGGCTCGCTATTCATGAGCCGTAACTTATTTAATATTCGTGATATTGATAAGACAATAGATCTATTCATCGTACGCTTTAAAGAAAAGTATCTCAAGAATATTGAATTCGATACCGAAACCAACAAAAGACTTCTCGTAAAGAACTCACTCGACCTGTACCGCTCTAAAGGTACATCGCGCTCGATCGATCTATTCTTTAGACTCATCTATGGTGTTAAATCAAGCGTCTATTATCCTGGCGATGATCTTTTCCGCCTCTCAGATGCTGAATGGTTCAAGCCTCAATACATCGAAATTAACTCTACATCCGTCGATAGAGCTATTCAGCTTGTAGGTAAGCAGATCACTGGCGTTAACTCCGGTGCTACAGCTTTCGTAGAACGCTATATCAAGAAGAAAGTTAAGTCGGGTGTTGTTCACGTATTTTACGTATCAAACGTACGTGGAGAATTTCAGGTAAACGAACGACTAAAGTATGTTCAGATCTTCCCTGACTCGCCAAGAATTATAGGCTCATTTAACGCCGCAGCTGTTGTTGATGGCTCTGAGGATTTTGAAGTTGGTGATGTAGTCAACTTTTCGTCAGCTGCTGGGCTTGGCGCTATTGGTCTGGTTACCGATACCGTAAAGGGTACAGGTGAGGTTTCGTTTACACTAGCTAACTCAGGCTGGGGGTATACTACAAACAGAGTAGGTAGTACCTATAGCTATTCGTCGAATACTTTTCTATCTGATAAGATTCTCTTAGTCGCAAATGTGGAATCTGGTCAATATGTTTCTAATATTAATCCTATTACTAGTGGTTCTGGATATAATAATACAGATTTAATTTATGTATTCTCACGTTATGATGATGCGGTCATAAGACCCGTTACCAACTCTTCCGGTTCTATTCTTTCATCCATAGTCACGGAAAGAGGAACAGGCTACTACCCTCAACTTGAAACACCTCCGGTAAGCATAATAAACTCAACAAGCTACCCATCACAGGGCGTAGGCGCGACATTCAATATTCAATATGAATACCCTAAGAAGTATTTTGAATATCTTGAAACTATTACGCAGCCATTGTTCTTTATAACGTATCAAAATCCGGTCGGGCTGGACTTTATGTCAGCTGGCTCTCTTGTTGATATTAATAACATTGACAAATTAGGTCGACTAATCGAGATTGATACAGTTAATAATACTATGCTGATATCGCTTCTTAAAAACGATATTATCAATTCCGGCGACGTTGTACATTTAGATGCTAACACTACAAATAAAGTTGACGTTGTTACTGTATCTCTACGCGAAGCTAAAGCACAGGTTATAAATGTTAGCAACACCGCTATTATGGAAATTGGCACCCCGAGTGGACAATTTACTGTCGGCGACGTATTGTATCAAAGAAATAGCGCGAACGATATCGCAGCTACAGCTACAATCACCAGTACGTCGAATCTCACCCTTGGCGGTGGTATTATCAATGTAAAAGATCTTCAAGGCGTTTTCCGTAATAACGAAGAGATTCTTGTAGAAGGTAAAACATCTAGCGCTCTGTTTAAGAATATTACCTTAAACGTAGCTATCGTAGGCTCAAGCAATACACTTGTTGATAGCTTTTCACCAGTCATCTATTCGTCAAATAACGGAACGAGAGGCTTTGTTGATAGCACGACTTCAGGTTCTAACGCGCAATATAGAATTGCGTCGCTAACCAATACGCAAGACGTTAAAGTAAATACCGATAGACTGTGCAACAATACAATTCTAGATATGAAGCTAAATGCGCTAGCGTATGGCCTACAAGGTAATACTTTTGCTAATTCCTCATCTATTATCTTTAGCGCTCTTATGTTCCAAGGTATTACTGTCGGCTCTGTAGCCACTCTAGGTGACATTAACCCTGGTACCGGATACAATAGAGACCCTATCACATCACTATTCCAGAATTACATTACAGGGTACCAGGCTCGCGACTACATCTTTACAATTAAAGATAATGAGACGCAATTTATTGTCGGTGAATTTGTAGAGCAGACATCTAATAGCAACTTCGTTAAGGTTTTTGTCAGCAATACTGACCCGTACCTATACGGTGAAAAAGTTCATGCTGCGAACACTACAACTAGCTTTATTGCCAACGGTATAGTATTCTATATAAATTCTGCTAACAAATATATTGATCTAGAGTTTCCTGCTGGTACATTCCCCACATCTAATAGTTACACATTAAAATCTTTATTCTCAACAGCTAACTCTTTTATCACTAACGCAGTACCCTTTGTCGGTCAGTTTACTTCTAGAGGCGTTGTTAAGGATAGCGAAAACGATCTGGTGTATGTAAAGAGAGTGCAGCTCGAAAATAGATTTATAACCGGTAAAACTATTACAGGCTCGCTATCTGGTACCTCTGCTAATCTTGTATCGGTAGATCTAGATCCTAACTCTGACCCGGCTGGTTTAAACGCTAAGGTTCGTACAAAAGCTACCACAGCCAATGGTGTTATTAACACCGTTCAGATTATCGACTCAGGTTATGGTTTCTCAAACGATGACGATATTACATTTGTAGCTAATACAGATTCTACACGTTTTGGTACCGTATCAAATATTAGAGGTGGTGTGGGTATCGGCACCGGCTATTATAGAACTGCTAAGGGCTTCTTATCTGATATCTCTAGAATACATGACGGCGATTATTACCAAGAATACTCATATGATATTATCTCACGTATACCACTAGAAAAATATTCCGCGATGTTTAAGAAGGTAATGCATACCGCTGGCACGAGATTTTTCGGTAGTGTATTGATCGATACTATAGCTAATACAACAATTAATGTAGCGAATTCTCTAATTACAATCGATGATTCCTCACCGTATGTAATTCAAGATCGTCGCAGTATTGACGTTGAAGATCGCGGTGATTTCTTCATTGAAATTAGAGAATAACGAAAAAAGGTATAAATATAGTTTATGAGCATTAAGCAAAAAATTAGCAAGACACTCAACGTTCAGGCCGCTGAATCTTTTGTACAGTCCGTACAAGAGAATGCTGCTTACTATATTTTTGCCGCAAAACATACTCCGTTCGGTGTTGATCAAGGCGGCGGTTCGGATGATGCCCCTCCTGTACCTCAAGATACTGCTCTATCCGATCTTCAGGTATACAATGATATGATCTTCGGTAAGAGAATCAAAGGCGATAACGTTGCCGCTCTTATCAAGCGTTATGACTGGGTTGAGAATACCGTTTATGATATGTACGATGATACAGATACTGACCTAGCATCAAAAGCGTTTTATGTTGTTATTGACGATGTAGTTGAGTATAATGTCTATAAGTGTCTCTACAATAATAAAGGCGCTAAATCAACACAAAAGCCTTTCGGTAAAGATACTGCTCCGTTTGAATTTCCGCAAGACGGATATATCTGGAAATATCTCTTCACTGTAGATCAATTTAATATTCGTAAATTTGCTACAGATGATTATGCACCCGCGACACCTGTAGATTTTATCACCGAAGCGGCTGTACCTGGCTCGATCGAAGTTGTAGAAGTAGAGACAGCTGGCTCAGGCTACAATAACTATACGACAGGTATCTTCCCAGACGCGGCATCTATTGCTGTTGGTTCTAATCTACGTTTTGGACTAGACGCCTCAGCTTCATCTGTAGATCAGTATTATAAAAATTGCTTAATTAAGATGACATCTGGTGTCGCTAATGGCGAATATAGACTAATTACCGATTATATTATTCAGGGTGGTCGTAAGATTATCGTTATTGATAGACCTTTTAATAACAGACCTAATGCTGGCGATGAGTATGAAATCTACCCTAACGTCTTTATCTACGATGTTAGCGCTACAAGCCAGGCTAATTGCATCGCGCGCGCTATTGTTAACTCAAGCATCGGTAATGCCATCTCCCGTGTAGAAGTTCTTTCAATCGGCGAAGGTTATAGAATTGCTACGGCTAAGATCAAGACAGCTAATATTGTGGCTGTAACTAGTAACGCTGTAGTTAGACCAATCATCTCTCCTCCCGGCGGTCACGGTGCAAATATTAATAACGAATTATTTGCACGCTATGTTGGTATTACTACCAGCTTTATCGGCAATAACGATCCGCTAACACCTAACAACGATTATAGAACTGTTGGTCTTCTTAAAAATCCTAGATACGCTAACGTTAATGTTAAAATTGATACTGATACTGTTATTGGATCATTTGTTACCGGAGAGACCATTTATCGCTATAAGCCTCTTAAGCTATTCAGCAACGTAACTATTGCGGCTAATTCGCTCGTTATCGGCACAAATACTTCGTTTATTAATACTTTCAGAACAAATGATCGTGTTATTATTACAAATGGTGTCACTAATATATTTGCAAATATTCAATCAATTATATCTGATACGCAACTCTCAATTGATAAAATACCAACCTATTCAGGTGGTAACAGCGAAATTTATCTAGTTGAGAGTGAGCTTTTCGGTACTGCTACCTCATATGATAGTATTAATCTCAGGCTCACTGACGTTAACCCTATAGGCTGGGATATTAGTACAAAGCTGCTTGGTGCTGCATCGTACTGCACAGCGGGTGTTTCTAATACTCAGCCAGCTATAACTGTTAATAGTCGCGATGCTGATGAATTTAACGCGTTTAATCAGCTTACTACGTTTGTAGGATCGTTTATATCATCACCTGAATTTATCGAAGATGAATATTTACTTCAGGACGTTGATGACGTTGATCTTACACCATCGGCTAGACTACACTCGTTTACAGATAACCCAGGGTCGGCTAATGATTATCTTTATGTTACTAATGTAAGCAATACATTCGATTTACAAGGTATAAACGGAAGCGGTGGGCAGATTCGCGGTGCTACATCAAACTCTTACTTTACAGCACGTTATAAATATAATGGGGAAATTGTTCCAGACAGCGGTGAGATACTCTACCTGGAAAATCTAAGTCCGATTACAAGAGACATAAGACAGACTGAAACTGTTAAATTAATTCTGGAGTTCTAAGTTACAATGCCGATTCAAACAGATCTGAGCGTATCGCCATATTTTGACGACTATGATGATCAGAAAGACTTTTATAAGATTCTGTTTCGTCCCGGCGTGGCAGTACAGGCACGTGAGCTTAATCAGCTCCAGACCATTCTGCAGAAGCAGATTGAGCGCTTTGGTAACCATGTATTTAAACAGGGCACCATTATAGATGGTTGCGATATCACATTCCATGATTCGCTTCAGTACGTTAAGATACGAGATATTGAAACAAACTCTACAGCTGTTGATGTTAGCAAGTATGTTGGCTATCGTGTACGTAACCAGAACAATATTATTCCTCTTGAAGCGTCGATTATTACCGCTGACCCGGGCTTCGAATCTACATCTCCAAATTTAAACACTCTATATGTTCGCTATCTAAATACAGGCTTCAAGACCGGTGGACCCGCTAACGGTCAGCCAACATTCGAAGCTTCTGAGCAGCTAACTGTTTATAACCCTGAAGCCCCTATCGAAAAGATTTCTATTCTCAACGGCTCGTCGGGCTTTATCTCTACCGATAAGGTTATTATTCTTTCTGCTATCGCCATTCAGAACTCCTCTGGTGGTACAGCGTTTGCTAATAACTTCTATGTTGGTGACTATATCACAAATGGCACTGCCAACGTTCAAATTAAGGCGATTGATACAACAACATTCTCTGATGCGGTTGTACTTAAGATCGCGCCAAAACCAGATGACCTAAAAGCTGGTGACTTTACTAAGTGGACATTTACTACTAATACAAATGTTCAAACAGTTAACGCTACACCATCTTCGATCGCTACTGTTTCATCTATTATCGGTGAAGGTGCTTCTGCTACTCTGATAACATCTTCGCTCGGTGAAGCAACCGGTATTAATATTCTTACCAAAGGCATCGGGTATAAGGTATTACCTAATATCAGCGTTGCCTCGCCAGGCGCAACTGTAGGTCAAATCGGTGCTTTCTCTGCACTGCCGCAGACTCAACTAGCAACTATTACAGTCGCGCCGTTATCGTTCTTACCTGTCGGTAATTCCTATGGTATGACAGTCGGTGAGGGTATTGTTTACCAAAAAGGTTATTTCTCGCGCGTTGCAGAGCAGATTGTTATCGTTGAGAAGTATGTAGATAGTCCTACAAAGCCAGATGCTAAGTCAGTTGGTTTCGAAACTCTAGAAGAAATTATTAACTCAAATCAGGATAGTTCTCTTCTTGATAACGCAACAGGTGCTCCTAACTTTACCGCGCCGGGCGCTAATCGTCTTAAGCTTACACCTAGACTATCTGTTATCTCGAAAGCAGAGGCTGATGCTCGCGACGACTGGCTATATGTTGCTGAGTTCTCAGCTGGTAGCCCGTATAAGCAAAACCGTCAAACAGTTTACAATAAAATCGGTAAGTACGTTGATCAGCGATTTAACGAGACAGCTGGTAGCTTCGTTACTAACCCATTCTTGCTTACCACTAAGAGCACTACACCATTTACTAGCGAAGCAACACAATTTAATGTCTTTATTGACCCGGGCGTAGCCTTCATTAATGGGGCGCGCGTCGAAACAGTACTCAATTACGAAGCACCCGTCGATAAGGGCACAGCTAACCTACAAGTTAATAACGGTAACATTTCTCTCAACTACGGTAACTATGTTAAGATAAATGAAGTTGGCGGCTACTTCCTGTTTAAGACAGGCGATAGAGTGGCGCTTTACGATACAGCCGGTGATTACATTTCCAATAGAACATTCACTGCGCCATCGGCATCCGGGCTAGGTAATCTACTTGGCTATGCACGAATTCGTTCGCTCGTATATGATTCGGGTGTTCCAGGTACGCCGAGCTGCGTATACAGACTGTATCTATTTGACATTCAGATGAACACCGGAAAGAACTTCGGTGATGTTCGTTCTATCTTCTACGATGGAGCGGTTAAGGCTGTCTGCGACCCGGTATTAGAAGCTAATACTGCTGTCATTAAGGATAATATTAACTCATCGCTTATCTACTACGCAGGTAACCCAGCTGTTATTAATGCATCGTCAATCTCGTACATCTATCGTACATCTAATACCGCTACACTGGGTAGTGATGGTAATATTGTTATTTCTGTACCTTCTGGAGGCTCGCAAGAGTTTCCTTACAGCGTTCAACTCTCTTCTACACAACTAAGAGACTTAATCGTTGTACCACTTGCTAATGGTGAAGCCGCCGGCGTACTGACGGGTACGGTATCCGGCTCTGCTACATCGCAGACAATCACCGGTTCGAGCACTTTATTCGTTTCAGAATATCGCGAGGGTGATTATATCAAGTTCACTAATTCCGGTGTCTATGGGCAGGTTCAATCAATTGCTAACGACACTGTACTTTATCTAACAGCTAATGCTGGTGTGAGTATTGTATCGGATACTCATAAGATTGGATATCCAGCATTTGCTCCAATTCCGCTTGAGCGTACAGCACGTGGAGCTACAACAACCGGTGATCTTAAGCAGCTGACTATTAGCACCGGTACGCTAATGTTCACACCGGTACAGGTGGCAGTGACATATAATATTCGCGAATCAGGTGTAACACCAGTCGCTAAGACTGTTAATAGAACCCGTTATGTGCGACTCTGTCTCGCAAACAATGCCGGCTCTGCTACAGGACCGTGGTGCCTAGGCGTTCCCGATGCTTTCCGTCTAAAGAAAGTTTACAAGGGCGCTAACGCTACATTCGGTACATCAGAAACCGATATTACACAGAACTTCTATATTGATCATAATCAGACAGAAGACTATTATGATCTTTCCTATCTGTATACCAAGCCAGGCAGTGACGCTCTAACAACCGCTGATTGGCTTCTAGTTGAGTTTGATCACTTCTCGGTTACACCAGGCGCTGAAGGTCTGAAAGGCCCCGGTGGTTCTGGTACATATCCTATTAATGATGCTACGCTCCTTTCTGCAGCAACAACTACTATTAATACTGTTGAAATCCCTGAAGTGTATGGTGCAAGAGGTACATACTACGATCTTCGCGATCAGTTTGACTTCAGACCGCTATCGAATAGCACAGTTATTCCTTCGACGGACATTTCATTAGCACCGCTAAACCCAGCTGAGCAGACTGCAGCCGCGCGCTTTATGTCGACAGACAAGAAGTTCCCAGCGCCTGACTCAGAGCTATCGACAACAGTAAGCTATTATGTCGGTAGAACAGATAGAGTCATTATCGATGAGTCGAATCAGTTCCGTGTTATTGCTGGTACACCAGGCTCAACAGAACCACCACAGGCACCAGAAAACGCTCTGTCCATTAACGTTCTAAAGATCCCACCATATCCTTCGCTTCCATATCAGCTCTCAACCGATATGGTTGAGTACATCGATACGAAGATCGCAAACGAAAAGTATGGTACAAGAAGACTGAATGATTATAGAATTACAACCGCTATAACAGATTCAGAAAGAGCTACACTCCAGCCTCGTGGTTATACCATGAAGGATATCGGTAAGCTTGAAAGACGTATCTCAGAACTAGAATACTATACAGCGCTTACATTGACTGAGCTACAGGCTCAGAAGAGAGTTCTACCGGGCGCAGATGGAGCTGATCGCTTTAAGTTTGGCTTCTTCGTTGATAGCTTCGAGAACTATACTTACTCTGATGTATCAAATCCAGCGTATTCAGCTACAATTGTTGATGGTTATCTATCACCGTTCATTAAGGAAGTCAACATTGGTCTATCTACAGCTGATGAAGATAGTGGTATTCTTCCATACGTTGAAGTACCATATATCACGCAGACACGCGCTACAGATGGACCGCTAGTTGTTAATACTGCTGTTACTACAGTACAGATTATTACATCTGTCGTACAAGAGCAGAGAAATACTAGCCGCGCTGATGATGGTTCAGTCTATGAAGACTTCTTCTATACATTCAGCACTAAGTCAGGCCCCGCAGAGTTCTATATCAATGCTCGCGATAACAATATTGGTCTCGAAATTGCTCAATCTAGTACCCCGGATGGACCATGGACAACCACACAGACTAGCGCTACCTCTATACCAATCGCATCAGGTGATATCTTCGCTAAGGGTCTAAGCGGCCTGAACGGCGGAAGAAAGATTGAACACCCTGGCTCGGAAGAAAGAAAGTTGTATCCATCAGGTACAGCATGGGGTACATTTATTGAAGACCACTTCAAGTTACTCTGGATACATAATCCAGATAACGGCATTTATGTAAGGGTCCGTGTATTCAAGGGTAAGAAGCATGGTGGCTTCCTACAGAATGCTAAGGCTGGTACATTTGGATATAAGTTATTCTACCCAACAGATACAACAGTCAATGAAACACTGACTAACGCTACAACTAACTATCTGTTGAATTACGGTGGGTTTGTTCTTTCTAATTACAATCAATTAGTCTAAAGGAAGTTTTTTAAATGGGTTATTCGGCTCTAGGTCTTCAACAATCTCTTAAGGGGCTTCCGTACCTCGGGGATTATAGTGGTTTCCCGGTATACCCTGCTGATTGGTCTAAGTACGTTGCT